CAGTAGAAAGGCAGGTCGGACATAGCTTAAAAGAATTAGAGCCTCCTACGGAGTTTCCTAATGTTTTAGCTAATGTTTGGTCTGCCTTTTGTGCTATATCAAACTGTAGAAGCCAAGGTTTCTCAGGGCCAAACCCGATAAGTTACCGAGACATAAAAGACTACAAAGAATTAACTGAAAGTCCTATATCCCCTAAAGAGGTTAATCTCCTAAGGGACTTGGACGGGGTTTACATGAGGACTTCAAATGGCTGACATTTCAATTATCGTAGCTACCAATGCTAAAGAGGTTTCAAACGAAATTGGGGGTATGGCTAATTCTTTACTTGCCAGCGAAAAGAAAGCAAAGCAGTTAGCTAAAGCGTTTAAATTCTTAGATGCTTCCTTTAACAGCGGTAAAATAGATGCGGTAAAATACTCTAAGGCGGTACAGGATTTAAATAAAGATGAGACTAGGCTTTACTCAACATTAGGTAAAACTACTTCTGCTTTAGGGCAACAGTCTTCCGCGTTGAGTGGGTCGGCTGGGCAGGCTAGTAAAGCTTCTATAGCTGCGAAAAGGTTAGCGGATTCACAACGAATGGCTGGCAAGTCCACCAACAGGTTTGGTATGTATTCGCAACAGGTCGGCTATCAAGTTGGCGACATGGTGGTGCAAATTCAAGGTGGCACAGACGCACTTCTTGCCTTTGGTCAGCAGGGAACTCAATTAGCTGGCCTACTTCCTGGGTTGGCGGGTGCTGTATTGGGTATTGGACTATCCCTTAGTACCGCTTTAGGTAAGGCTGCACTACAAGCAAAAGGGCTTGAGGTCGATTTTAAAGGTGTTATAAACGAGCTTAAAAAGCCACTACAAACTATTAAGCCGTTGCTTGATGGGATTACCACGGCTTTTCAGTTTATTGGTTCAGCTTCAAAGACCGTCCTGTCAACTCTTGCAAACAACCTAGACAGAGTAGTTCTTTATATTACAGTGGCTGCAAGTGCTTTTGGCATCAAGCTCGTAGCTGGACTTATTGCGGCTAGGGTTGCTACCTTTACCCTTGCAGGTGCCTTTGCTTTTCTCCGCACTGCTATTATCAGGACTGGTATTGGTGCAATAATCATCCTTGTTGCAGAAGCAATACGCATGTTTATGTTGTTAGCCAAGCAGGTTGGCGGCTTTGGCCCACTCCTAGTCCTGTTAAAAGGTGCCTTTTTTGAGCAGTTAGGCAAGATAAGTCTTAGGTTCCAGTGGTTAGGTCTCATGGTTAAGGGAGCCTTCTGGGGTATCGTGAAGGACGCCCTAAAGGCGCTTTCTGACCTTCTTAGTAAGGTAAACAGTGCTTTTGTAAATAAGTTCATTGGTATGTTTGCGGGTGCTGTAGCAGCAGCAGCAGAGTACATTAAGTCCTTACCAAGTATTTTTGTTGCCGTCTTCCAACAGATTAAAAAGGCAGTGGCTGACGGTGTTAATGGCTTTACGGGTCTTATTGGTGTCGGTATTAACATGCTCAGAGAAAAGTTGAGTATGGAGAAGATAGACTTTGGTAATGTAATTGACACTTCAGGTATGACAGGCGGTTCTGTATCTGATGTTTTGGCAAGCGCTAAGGCGCAGATTTCAAGTGCCTATCAGAAAGCAACGGCTATTGATTATGTAACCGCTGCTCAAAATGGCCTCAACAGTGCTATAAACGACGCAAGTCGAGCAGAAACTGTGGCCCTCAAGAATGCGGTTAGTATAGACGCTTCGTTTCAGCGAAGGGGACAAGCAACCCAAGCTCTAGTAGACGCATATAATAGCCTGCCAAGTGGCGACCAAATAGACTTTGATAACATGCTCAAACCCGCTGGCGGAGATGATGACGGGTCTGGTTCACTAGACAAAACCTTACAGGAAATTGAACTGTCTAAGAAGTTAGCCCTAGCTTACGGAGAGGAAGCTGACAGACAGAGACTTATCTTAGAGATAAAGGACCAACTTGGAGATAGTGTTAGTAAATACACAGATGCCGCTATAGCTGCCGCTGCTGATCGTATTAGGGCTTATGAGGCAGAGCAAGAGGCTCTCCGTAAAGCGGACGAACAAACCCAATCAATAGCAGACACTCTGCAAAGTTCTATGTCTGATGCCTTTATGTCTATGGTCGACGGTACTAAGTCCTTTAAGGACGCCATGAAAGATATGGCAAGGGCTGTAATCAAGCAACTCTATGAGGTTCTTGTAGTACAGCAACTTGTTGGTAGTTTCGATAAGACTACAGGGGCTAAGTCAGGTATCGTAGGTTCTATCTTTAGTGCCTTTGGTTTCGCTGATGGTGGTGCCTTTAGTGGTGGCTCACAAGTTAAAGCCTATGCCAATGGTGGTGTAGTGGGTGGACCTACTTACTTCCCTATGTCTGGTGGTAAGACTGGCCTTATGGGTGAAGCTGGACCTGAAGCTATCATGCCTCTTAAGAGAGGTGCTAATGGTAAGCTAGGTGTTCAAATGGAAGGTAGCTCAGGTGGTGATGTAGTCATTAACCAATCGTTTAACTTCCAAGCCAATGGTGATGATAGCGTTAAGAAACTCATCGCTCAGGCTGCACCACAGATTGCACAAATGACACAGAAACAAATCATGGATAGTCGCAGACGTGGTGGCGCTATGAAAAGCACCTTCGGGTAAAGGAGATAAACTATGGCCTTGACATACCCGTTGTCTACACCAACTACTATCGGGATTGAGAGTATAGAACTTAGGGCAGTTAATGCTGTAGCTGTATCTCAATCTCCCTTTACCTACAAGCAACAAATCATTAGTCACGGCGGGCAAAAGTGGGAAGCCTCAGTAAGTATCCCCTCAGTCCGTCGTGACCTTGCTGCCTCATGGAAGGCTATGCTTGTAGGTCTTAAAGGTCAAGTAGGTACTTTCCTATTGGGTGACCCTGACTATGCTACACCACAAGGGACTGTTAGCTCATGTACTCTCACAGGTAGTGCAGGGGATGAGACTGTTACTGTAGTTATGACAGGGACACTAAAGGCTGGTGACTACATCCAGTTAGGTGCTGCTGCAACTGCTAGGCTACACCAAGTATTACAAGACCAAAGTGGTGATGGTAGCTTAGAAATATGGCCCGCACTTAGGACTGATTACTCAAGTTCTGCTGTTGTCTTTAATTCTCCTAAAGGTGTCTTTAGACTTAGCACCAACTTAACCTCTTGGTCAATTAATAACGCTTCATCTTATGGTATCTCTTTTGAAGCTGTAGAAGCACAAACATAAGGTAACAACAAATGTCAAGAGATTTAACAGTTACCACAATCAGTTCTATCTCTGATGATGTTGTGTACCCTTTCTTCGCCGTAGAACTCTTGTTCGATGGTGATAATGCCATAAGAATGTGGACGGGTGTAGGTTCCATCACTGTGGGTGGTAACGAGTATATCGGTGTAGGTAGTATCCTTAACGTCTCTGCTATTGAGGAAACTGCTGAGATGGCCGTTAAAGGGGCTACTATCACCCTTAGTGGTGTATCCTCAGAAGCACTATTCTTGGCCCTCAGTGAGCCTTATCAAGGGCGTGTGTGTAACATTTACTTTGGTGTTACAGGGGAAGATGTCTTTAACCAAATCTTCTCAGGTTACATGGACCAAATGAATATCGTAGACGGTGGTGACACTTCTAACATTGAACTTATGGTAGAGAACAGGTTGATTGACCTTGAGAGGGCTAGGGTTGCTAGATTTACCTCTGGGTATCAGAAGTCTGTCTACCCCGGAGACTTGGGCTTAGACTTTGTAGAAGACCTACAGGATAAAGATATTGTGTGGGGCCGTAGCAGTGGTTAAGTATCAACAAGAGTTTCTCTACCAAGCAAAGCAAGAGGTTGAACCTTTAGCTAAACTTGAGTGGGAAGAATCTGGACACCCTACTACAGAACTTGATATAGACTGGGAGAGTTACCTTACCCTAGAGGACATGAGGAAGCTCAAGTTCTTCACTGCTAGGGAAGGCGACCTACTGGTTGGGTATTTTGTAGTTATCTTAGGGTATTCCCTTACCTCTAAAGAACTATTAACTGCTAGTTATGAAGCTGTCTATGTCCACAAGGATCATAGGAAGTCTATGGTGGCTAGAAGGTTGTTTAAGTTCGTAGAGGACTGCCTCAAAGAAGATGGTATCCATTGTGTAATAGCTTCATCGTCAAACATGAATCCCATAGGTAAGTTCTTAAGTAGGATGGGCTACGGAGAAGTAGAAACTAAGTACGAGAAGGTTTTATAATATGGTTGTATTTAGCGGACTTGGTGTAGCTGTTGCAGGTTTTTTTTCGGTAACAGTTGCCGCAGGTAGTTTTGCCGCCATTGCTGTAGGATTTGGTACTCAATTCCTCTTAGGTGCTGCACTACAGGCATTAACCCCTAAGCCTTCTATATCAGGTGCCAGCCGTGGTTACCAAGTAAACACTCGTGGTTCAGCCCTAGACCACCAAATTATCTACGGTAAGGTTCGTGTAGGTGGTGCTATTGTATATGATGAGGCTACAGGTACTAATAACAAATTCCTGCATAGGATCATTGCTGTAGCTGGGCATGAGGTAGAGTCCTTTGATGAAATATATATCAATGATGAGATTATCACTTTAGACGGTAGTGGTAATGTGACATCCCCAAGTAGATACAATGGTAAGGTTAGAATTAACCTGCACTTAGGTTCCCCTGACCAAGCTGCCGATACTGACCTTGTAGCTGAATCTGATAAGTGGACTGCACAACATAGGCTACGTGGTATTGCCTATATGTATGTACGCCTAGCATTTGATGCAGATGCCTTCCCTAATGGTGTACCTACAATCACAGCTACAGTAAAAGGCAAGAAGGTTTATAACCCAGATACAGACACTACAGTATGGTCTGATAACCCTGCACTATGCCTTAGGGACTACTTAACCAGCACCTACGGTCTTGCTGAGGTTCCTTCTAACATTGATGATACCTTGGTAACTGCTGCCTCTACCGTGTGCTCACAGATTGACACAGACGCAGGTACAACACGATACACATGTAATGGTGCCTTCACTACCAGTGTCACCCCTTATGAGGCTATCAACAACCTGCTTACTTCTATGGGCGGTACTTTGTGGTATGCTCAAGGTAAGTGGCGTATGAAGCCCGCCTACTGGACTGCCTCTGTACTTGATCTTAATGAGGATGATCTAAGGTCTTCTATTAGTGTAGCTACAAGACACTCTCGCAGAGATAACTTCAATGCTGTCAAAGGTACATTCCGAGGTGAAGAGAGTAACTGGCAAACTACAGATTACCCACAAGTAGATAATGCAGCTTTCTTAGCCGCTGATAATGGTCAAGAGTCTGTAGCTGATGTAGACCTGCCGTTCACAGATAACTCTATTGAAGCCCGTAGGCTCTCAAGGATTACCCTAGAGCGTAATAGGCAACAGCTTACAGTAAATGCTTCCTTCGGTATCAAGACTATGCAGGTACAGGTTGGAGATGTTATTAGGCTTACTAATACACGCTTTGGGTGGACTAATAAAAAGTTTGAGGTTCTAGCTTGGAACTTTGGTCTTACCGATGGTCTTGATCTACAAGTAGACTTGACCTTAAGAGAGACTGCTGAGAGTGTATTCGATGAGGTTGACGATGGTATTGTCTACGAGAAGGATAATACTAACCTAGAGTCTGTTTTCACAGTACCATCCGTAGGTTTGTCCGCAGTATCAAGAACTCAGATCATCCGAGAAAAGCTGACCAACATTATCACCCTTACAGTATCGTCAGGTGCAGGTGAACGAGTAGATTATGTAGAAGCTGAATTTAAGTTGTCCTCTGAGGATATCTGGATTAGCTTAGGCACAGGTCAACTTGGAGAGTTTAAGGCTATAGACCTAGAAGACGGTGACTACGACTTTAGGGCCAGGGCTATCAATACCTTTGGTGTTAAAGGTGAATGGGAGTTCCTGTCTAACATAAACGCTAGTGGTCTTCTTGACCCACCTTCTGATGTAGCTAACTTTGTGGCTGAGGTCAATGGTACTGTTATTACCCTAGACTGGGATGCTGTTCCTGATCTTGATCTATCTTTCTATCGTGTACGCTATTCCCCTGAGGTGTCTGGAGCTACTTGGGCTAACTCTACTACTTATGTAGACAAGGTATCAAGACCAGCCTCTAGTGTATCAGTTCCTGCTAGATCAGGTACTTACTTGGTAAGGGCTTATGATAAGTCAGGTGTAGGTTCTATCAACTATACTTCTGTTGTGGTTCCTGTAGCTGACATTGAACCCTTAGCTAACACCCTTAGCCTGACAGATAGTCCTACCTTCACAGGTACTAAGACTAACACTTCTGTAGTGTCTAGTGAGCTAAGGCTAACATCCTTTGGTACAGCACCATCGACAGGTGACTACCTATTCAGTAACTACATAGAGACTGGGGATAGCACTGTCAAGAGGTGTAGGGTTTACGTGAGTGCTACTAACTCTAGGGTTGATACCTCAGCAGGGTTGTTTGACGATCAAGGGGGTTTCTTTGATAGTGCTCCGGGTCTGTTTGATGACCTTGGTGGTGACAGCCAGTTTGCAGATACCAACGTAGTCACTCTAGTATCAACCACTCAAGATGATCCATCGGGTACACCCACTTGGACTACCTACACACCAATCAAAGTTGCAGACATATCAGCTAGAGCCTTTAGGTTTAAGGTAACCCTTACCTCTACTTCTGCTAATATCACACCATCGGTATCTGCACTAACCGCATACGTGGAGTATAACTAATGTCTCAGAATGATCTGGTAATTGACAACCAAAGTTTCCCTGCTACTAGGGCAGATATCAATAGTGCCTTACAAGCTATTGGTAGCCTTAGTAGCGGGTCTACTGCACCCTCGACTACCTATGCTAACATGCTGTGGTATGATACACTTAACAACACCCTTAAGATGCGTTCTGAGGCTAATAGTGTGTGGATTAGTGTAGGGTACTTGGACCAAAGTTCTAACGCCTTCCGTATCTTTGATGATACTCAGGTGGTTAATTCTTCTGGTACTCAGACTGGTATTATTGGGGATCAAGCTACAGCCACTTGGGAAGCAGGGACATCTACTACAGAAAGCCTTGTTTCCCCAGCTAAGGTTAAAGCTGCCATTGAGGCGTTAGTGCCAGCACCTACACCTTCTATTGGGGAAAGCCAATCTTGGGCTGTGGTGTCTAGGATTTCTGGTACCTCTTATCAAAACACTACAGGTCGTCCTGTACAGGTGGCTGCGAACCTGTCGGGGTACAATACAGGTTCTCCAGATAACCTAGATGTAGCCAGTAAATTGGAAGTGTCTTCGGATAACTCGACTTGGGTTGAGGTTGGCAGGTCCGCATCGGGTGAAGGTAAAACTAATGTGTCACCCATAATACCGAATAACTATTACTACAAGTACACTGGTATTGCAAGTGTTGCAATCTTGAGCTAAGGGAAGTCATATGACCTACAAACTAGGAACACGAAGTCTACAAAACCTCTCAGGTGTACACCCTGATCTGGTAGCTGTAGTCAAACGCGCTATTCAAATTACCGAACAAGACTTTACTGTTATTGAGGGTGTAAGGAATATTGAACG